ACTTGAACGTAAGCATCCAAAGCTAAAGAAGTTGTATGACGAATACATTCAGGCTTTGGGCAAATATAGAACATTTGAAGCAATTAAAGGAGAAGATGATGTTGCATGAGTCAATTAGAGATACCTATACTGAAACAGTTATTAAAGATCACGAGGGTTTTCGCCTTGTATTAAAAAAGCACGAAGTACTTAGACCAAAAGGGTTGTTTAGTGTTGATTTAGAACAACAATCAATAAAAGATGGCGAAGTTACTGATAGTGCTGTATACAATTTTTTCATGACTAAAGAAGAAATGGCAACATTGGCATCTGCATTAACAGCATGAAAAAGATCTATTATACTTGGTCTCAAGTAGAAGGTGCTTGTTTGGATATTGCTAGGCAAATTAGTTCTAGCAATTGGCGTCCTGACTATATTGTAGGCATCGGGCGTGGAGGTCTTATTCCTGCAACCATGCTAAGTCACTACATGCAAGTACCAATGCAAACTGTAGATATTAGTTTACGTGATGGTGGATCTACCGTTAGTAATTGCGGCATGGCCGAAGATGCATACGACGGAAAAAACATACTGGTAGTAGACGATATTAACGATCAAGGCACTACTATTGCTTGGATTAAAAAAGATTGGCAGTCAAGTGCATTGCCCAGTGCAATTCGCTGGGATACTACATTTCATAACACCGTTCGTTTTGCTACGCTAACTAATAATCTAGCTAGTAAAGAAATTGTTGATTACTCTGTATGGGAAGTCAACAAGGCAGAAGAAGATTGTTGGCTAGTTTATCCTTGGGAGGAATTTTGGCTATGAGTACATTAACAGGAAGTTTACTTAAACTTAGTTTCGGAATAGCATTTATTGTAATTGCTATTGCACTTGGTCCTATTTTGGGAATTTGGGCTTTGAATACTTTATTTCCAGCACTGAAAATATCATTAACTTGGGAAACGTGGGCGGCATTTAATATATTGTTCAGCGGTTCTTTAATCAAATTTGGAACTGGTAAATGAGAGACCTAACTGTACCAGAACTCAAAGATAAAATTGATCAAGCTAATCAAGATATAGCTAGATTAAATGCCGATGGAAATCCTAAACAAGCCGGAATATTAGGTCAATATTTAGAATATTTAGAAGATCAACTTAAAGAAGCCGAACAACGTGGAAACAGTTGATTCAGTTTACGAAATTAGATTAAACTGGGCAAACCAAGACAAGTATTGGTGGAATGAAGTGTGTGCGGATGTCGTGGAAATATTTGGATTACCTGGTGATCGTTTTACCAGTCATCCCTATGATGATTGTATGCTATTCCGTTTTAAATCAAAAAAAGATTATCAATTATGCAAAATTTTGTTAAGCGACAAACTTTGAGTATAAAATATCTTGCAAAAACCTAAATAAACCTATATAATACAAACATAGGAGTAATAATGACTGAATCCCAAACACACAACAACATTCTTGCAGGCGATGAACAACAAGGCGATGACGACAAAAACTATAAAGAAGCATACTTAGGAGATAACATCCGTTTTAAAATGAAACGTGATGGCAAAAGATTCTGGGCAGGCGACAATATTAGCGAATACTTGCATGAAGGTGCCAAGGACATTTTAATCAAAGAAGCTACAGAAGCATTTGAAAAAGTTTTAGATGCATTGCTTATTGACAGAGAAAATGATCCTAACAGTAAGGGCACTGCAAAGCGTCTTGCTAAAATGTACTTTAATGAAATCATGGAAGGTAGATATGATCCAGCACCAGACGCAACAGCGTTTCCAAACGATTCAGCAGACCGTTACGAAGGCATGTTGGTTGTACGTAGTGAGCTTCGTTCTATGTGCAGTCATCATCATCAGCCCGTTGTTGGTGTTGCTTACATTGGTATTATTGCGGCTGAAAAACTTATTGGCTTATCTAAGTATACACGTATTGCCCAGTGGTGTGCTCGCAGAGGAACACTACAAGAAGAATTGTGTAACGACATTGCCCGCGAAATCCAAAAAGCAACAGGTGCAAGAGACTTAGGTGTGTATGTACAAGCAGTACATGGATGTTGTGAGAATCGTGGCATTATGGCCAAGAGTAGTTTAACGCAGACTACTGTACTTAAAGGTGCGTTCAAAGACGATCATGGCACAAAGAAAGAATTCTTTGACAACATTAAAATGCAACAGGAGTATGCTTCAAAATGAGAGTAATACAAATACCTGCCGAAGGCATTATGAAAACAAACGACTGGGGCGATAGTCGAGTTTATCGAATTGCCTGTAATTGTGGAGATGAAGATCACAATCATAATGTGTGGGTTGAAACAGATGCGAGCGATGTTGTTGTAACAGTCTATACTACAGGCAAAACAAACTGGTGGAGTAAAACACGATGGTATCATATTTGGACCTTAATTACCAAAGGATATGTTGACACAGAATCCACTGTTCATTTAACACGCCAACAGGCTTTCAACTATGCCCACGTGTTATTGAATGCTGTAGAAGATTCGGATAAATTTAGGGAAGAAAATGGAAACAGCAAAACAACTAACTGACGAATTAATTTATCGTATGAAAACTACAGACCTAAATAAGTTTGAGATTAAACGTGAAGTAGGTGATAACTGGTTGCCTCAAGGTACTGTTCCGTTTGATATTAGTGCTAGTAAAGGCATTGCTACATTTACAGTTTGGGCTGAAAGTATTCAAGACGCAGAGCATCAAGTATCACAGTTTTTAGAAAGAGATGATAATGAGTAAGATTAAGATAGCAGAATTATTCTATAGTATACAAGGTGAAGGACGTTACATGGGTGTACCGTCTGTTTTCTTACGTACATTTGGTTGTAACTTTAAATGTGCAGGATTTGGTATGCCTCGTGGTGAACTAAGCACGGAAGCAGAAGATATTGCCGAAGTTGTTCATATGTTTAACAAATATGAAGATTTGCCATTAGTAAGCACAGGGTGCGATAGCTATGCTAGTTGGGATCCACGTTTTAAAGATCTAAGTCCAATGCTAACTACAGACGCTATTGCAGATCGTATTTGTGAAATTATTCCCCATGGCACATGGGTAGATGAACATCTTGTCATCACAGGTGGTGAACCGTTGCTTGGTTGGCAACGTGCCTATCCAGATTTGTTAGACAACCCTAAGATGAAAGGCTTAAAAGAAATTACATTTGAAACAAATGGCACTCAAAAACTTACACAAGAATTTAAGCATTATCTAAGCGTATGGAACGGTCTTCCAAGACATAAACGTGAGATTACATTTAGCGTAAGTGCTAAACTTCCAGCAAGCGGCGAAAAGTGGGAAGAAGCTATTTGTCCTGAAATTGTTTGTGAGTATGAAGAAGTAGGAACCGCATATCTTAAATTTGTTGTAGCAACAGAACAAGATATTGCAGATGCAGAATGTGCAGTAGGCGCATTTCGTTCTGCAGGATTTAAAGGCCATGTATATTTGATGCCAGTTGGCGGTGTTGAAAGCGTTTATACATTGAACGCTAAGAATGTAGCATTGGCGGCCATGAAACGTGGTTGGCGTTATAGCGATCGTTTACAAGTGCCACTCTTTAAAAACGAATGGGGTACCTAAATGTTAACCATGTTAATAGCATTACTTATGGTAGCAGTATTAGTAGGAGTTATAATGATTATGACTCCTGACAATAATTCGGCTTGTACTGGTAATTGCAGACAAGGCAGAGAGTGTGATTGTACAGGAAAGAAAGATGATTAAAAATTTATTTAAAAAATGGCTTGGCATTGACAAACTGCAAGCCGAAAAAGATGCTCTTCAAATAGTTAGAGATAAGGCAGTTGCCGAAACTGTACTAGCTCAACAGGCAGAAGAGCAGGCCAAAATGGATCCAAAAGATCGAGCTACTGCTCGAGGAGAACCGTTTGTAGCAGTTTTGGATACACACGTTAACAAAGATAATGTGCGTAATGGATTTTTTGAGCTTGACTGGAACGAGCTTTTTATAGTACAATTGAAACAAGCTGGTTATGGATTTGATGGTGACCCTGACGAAGAGATTGTAGATCGCTGGTTCAGAGATTTAGCATCAAATATGTTAGCCGAGGCAGGACAAGACCCAGCAAGGACAAGTGCTGGTTTTATTAATGTAAGTAAATTAGGTAACGGCAAAGCCGAAGTTAAATGACACATATTATAGTTGATACTGCTAACACTTTTTTCCGTGCAAGGCATGTAGTTCAAGGCAGTGCCGATATTAAACTTGGCATGGCATTTCATATCACCCTTAACAGTATCAAGAAAGCATGGCAAGATTTTGGCGGTAGTCATGTGGTGTTCTGTCTCGAAGGTCGAAGCTGGCGTAAGGACTATTATAAACCTTATAAAGCTAACAGACAGGAAACTCGTGCGGCAATGACTGTAAAAGAACAAGAAGAAGACAAGTTGTTCTGGGAAGCCTTTGACGAATTTAAAAAATTCGTTACAGAAAAAACTAATGCCACTGTAATGCAACACCCTAATCTAGAAGCTGATGATTTAATTGCCGGCTGGATCCAAGCACATCCAGATTCTAAACACGTTATTATCTCGACAGATGGAGATTTTGCACAACTTGTAAGCCCCACAGTTAGTCAATATAACGGTGTAGGTGATTTACATATTACACATAAAGGAATCTTTGATGCAAAAGGTAAGCCCGTTAAAGACAAAAAAACAGGCGAGCCAAAGCCAGCACAAGACCCAGAATGGATGCTGTTTGAGAAATGTATGCGTGGTGATACCAGTGATAATGTCTTCTCGGCATATCCAGGTGTGCGTACTAAAGGTTCTAAAAACAAAGTTGGTCTTACTGAAGCGTTCGAAGATCGTAAAAGCCGCGGATATGCGTGGAACAATCTCATGTTACAGAGATGGGTTGACCACAATGGCGAAGAGCACCGTGTCTTAGAAGACTATCAGCGCAATGTACAGTTGTGTGATTTAACAGCACAGCCTGATGATATTAAAGAAGAGATTAAAGAAACCATTAAAGTTAACGCAGTACCTAAAGATGTTAGCCAAGTAGGTATTCGTATGCTTAAATTCTGCAATGCATGGGACATGAAGAAAATTGCAGACAACATACAAACGTATGCTGAACCGTTCCAAGCCAAGTACAAGGAGAACTAAAATGTTTGGTGCAAATTATACAAATAACGGTATTTTAAATTACCGATCAGCAGAAGAAATTAATAGTGCAATGGGGCGTGTTTATGGACACATGAGCCTAGCAGTTGTTGTATCTATGATTGTTAGTTATTTTGTTGGCACTAGCCCAGAATTACTACAATTCTTTTTTACAGGTGTATTAAAGTGGATTGTAATCTTTGCTCCGCTTGTTGCAATCTTTGGTGTTGCTATGGTGTTAGGTAATAATCCTAGCAAAGAAGTTGCTCAACTATGTTTGCATGGATTTGCGGCACTTATGGGTTTGAGTTTTGCCACAATCTTTGCCATATTTACTATGGGATCAATTGTAAGTGCGTTTATGGGTGCGGCCATTTTGTTTGGTGTCATGAGTGGTTATGGATATTTTACTAGACGTAGTTTAGATAGCCTTGGCAAATTTATGTTTGTTGGATTGGTTGCTATTGTAATTGCCAGTATTGTCAATATCTTTATTGGATCGACTGTAATGCAAACTGTCATTTCAGCATTAGCTATTATTATCTTTTTGGGGCTAACCGCTTACGATACACAAAAGATACGTGAAGAACTAAGTGTAGACACATCACCTGCCGCAGAAGTTACCGGTGCATTAACTCTGTATATGGACTTTATTAATTTGTTTATCAACTTGTTACAACTGTTTGGAGATAGGAAATAATTATGACAGACATACACGCAAAGCCAATTGTAGATGGCAAATTCTGGATTGTTGAACAAGACGGAACTAAGATTGCAACACTACACAAAAAAGAAAACAACAAGTTTGTACTATCAAGTACTAACGGTGAAGTTATGTTTAATAAGAAACAAGACCTAACCAAACAATTTGGAGAAGATTTCTTTTTAAATAGCGTTAAAGTAAAAGTTACACAACCAGAGATACATGAATGTCACGGTTTTCCAACCATGTGTGCTCCGTATAACAGTATGTACGATGTTAGACGTAAATTGCCGTTGTTTACTAAAAGCGCACAGAGTAAAAGTCTATACTGCGCCGGCTATTACATTATTAAATTCAACAAAGGCTGGGTTAAGAGTTTCTGTCCTAAAGCAATTACTATAGAACGTTACCCATACCAGGGTCCTTTTATGGATAAGCTAGAAATGAAAACGGTGTTGGCAAATGCAAAATCAAATTAATACAACGCCTATTACTCAATTAATTCAGTTAATAAAAGCCGCTGAAATAAGTCAAAGCAAAGAAGTTAGGATAACTATTCAACAAGCTCGTTTGTTGAATTTAGCACTTAGCGAAATGTTAATTAAAATGAATCAAGATTACGAAAGTATGTATAATGCTTTAAAAGCTAGTGTAAATCCAGAAGTTGTTACCGTACAACTTGATGGCGGTGGCTTCGGACCACCCGGATAAAGAGATAAATATATGCGTATATTACCAGGACGCATATTATGTCAAGACCTAAGCCAAAAGTTTTATTAGAACATACTAATAAAAAAACTTATAAATCTGAACAGATTTTAGAAGCTGAAGCCATATGGGCCGTGTTCTACAAAAACGAGCCTTTTAATTTAAAAAGTTTTAACAGCTTAGTCAACTATCCCGGTCCTAAGTATAAAAAAGTGTCTTTTAGTAATCCTGGACACGCTAAAAATCTTGCTAAAAAATTAAATTTAACTTTTGGATGTGAGGATTTTCAGGTAGTTATGCTAACTACTGGCACAGTAGTAAAATGATCAACCGAAATACACTTACTAAGATTTTTTTGGAGCAATGGGGCAAAAGTACAGACGATGCCAATGTAACACTATTTGGTCGTAAATGGTGGCAAAGCAATCGAGTAGGCAAAGAGAATGCATTTAGATTAACCGACGAAGGTTATGAATTTTTGGTAAAAGAATTGGAATTGAAAGAGCACGAAATTCCGTTTACAGAACCAATCGAACTCAGTCCCCAAACAATTATTTTTTTGGAAAGATACGTTGATTGCCCTTATTATCTTACACCAATGTCAATTACTGTTTTCTCAGAGCGCAAGGGTTTTGAACTAATGTTGTTTTCGGACGACATTAGAAAATTTGGTTTAATTAAGGCCATGAATGAGCGAGAAAAAGAGCTAGCTAGTCAAAATAACAGTTGACTTGATACACTATATGCCGTATAATACATACATACAGCGTTAATCAACAACAATTTATTTTTAACTAAGATAGGAAAAGAAATGGCATCAGAACTCGCTACTCGCACCGTAGGCCCCCAAGGTGCAAAAAAGTCTCTGCGTAAAGCATTTAAAAACAAACGTCCAATTTTCCTATGGGGTCCTCCCGGAATTGGTAAATCCGATATTATTAAACAACTGGGTACCGAACTTGATGCCCATGTAATTGATGTACGGCTAAGTCTTTGGGAACCTACTGATATTAAAGGTATCCCCTACTTTGATTCTAACGACAATACTATGCGTTGGGCACCGCCTAACGAATTGCCAACACAAGAAATGGCGGCAAAACACAAACACATTATTTTGTTCTTAGACGAAATGAATAGTGCGGCTCCTAGCGTACAAGCGGCTGCCTATCAGTTGGTTTTGAATCGCCGTGTAGGTACGTATCACTTGCCCGACAACGTTATGTTGGTAGCGGCTGGTAATCGCGAAACAGATAAAGGCGTTACATTCCGTATGCCTGCTCCGTTGGCTAATCGTTTTGTTCACTTGGAAATGACAGTGGACTGGGATGACTATTTTGGCTGGGCCGTAGACAACAAGATCCATCAGGATGTTGTGGGCTTTTTGACTTTCAGCAAGAAAGACTTGTATGACTTTGATCCAAAGTCTAGCTCACGTGCGTTTGCTACTCCTCGCTCTTGGAGTTTTGTAAGCGAATTGCTTACAGACGACGACTGCGATAACGACACGTTAACTGATTTAGTGTCAGGTTCTGTAGGCGAAGGTTTGGCAGTTAAGTTTATGGCACACCGTAAACACGCAAGCAAAATGCCTAATCCTACAGACATTTTGAGCGGTAAAATTAAAGAACTTAAAACTAAAGAAATTAGTGCTATGTATTCTTTGACTGTATCGTTGTGCTACGAACTTAAAGAGTCTTGCGAAAAGAAAGCCAAAAATTGGAATGATCAAGTTAACAACTTCTTCCAATTTATCATGGATAATTTTGAAACAGAATTGGTTATTATGGGTACTAAATTGGCATTGAGCACTTACAAATTGCCATTAGATCCAGACGAGATCAAATGTTTCGATGCTTTCCACGCTAAGTTTGGTAAGTACATTAGCGCCGCTACAGAGAAGTAATTTGGTGTAGCTGTATTTGACACCTCCTTCGGGAGGTGTTATACTATATACATAGTAAACAATCAGGAGCAAATATGTCAAACGCAGATCCAATTATTGATAAAATTATTGTAGCCCGTGTGGGTCTACTACTTCGCCATCCGTTTTTCGGCAATATGGCTACACGTTTAAAAATCCAAGAAGCATCAGATTGGGTTCCCACTGCCGCTACTGATGGACGCACAATCTATTTTAATCGTGAATTTTTTGCTCCACTTAGTGTTAAGCAAGTAGAGTTTGTTATTGCACACGAAATTTTACACAACGTATTTGACCACATGGGTCGTCGTGAAGGTCGTAACGCACGTATTTTTAATATTGCCGCTGACTATTGTGTAAATGGACAATTAGTTCGTGACCGTATCGGTGAACACAATATTGAAGGTATTAAAATCTTCCATGACCCTAAATATTACGGTATGGGTGCAGAAGAAGTCTATGACAAAATCTTTGACGAAATGGACGAAGATGAACTTAATGCACTTGGTCAATTGTTGGATGAACACATTGATTGGGGCGAAGACGGCAAGGGTAATCAGCCTAAGTATACCAAAGAAGAATTAAAACAGATTCGTGACGAAATTCGTGAAGCTACTATTCAAGCGGCAAATGCCGCAGGTGCAGGTAATACTCCTGCAAGTGTACAACGAATGATTAAAGATTTTACAGAACCTAAAATGAATTGGCGTGAGATCTTACGCCAGCAAATTCAAAGTACTATTAAAAACGACTATTCGTTTATGCGTCCTAATCGTAAGGGCTGGCATATGAACGCTATTTTGCCCGGTACACAATTTCAAGAAACTATTGATATTTGTGTAGGCATTGACATGTCAGGTAGTATCGGTGACGAGCAGGCTAAAGACTTTTTGTCAGAGATCAAAGGTATTATGCAAGAGTATCAAGACTTTAAAATTAAAGTGTGGTGCTTTGACACTAAAGTATACAACGAAGCTGATTTTGATGGATATAACATCGACGAGTTTGACTACTACGAGCCAATGGGCGGTGGCGGAACAGAGTTTGATGTTAACTGGGATTACATGAAAGAAAATGATATTCATCCTAAGAAGTTTATCATGTTTACAGACGGTTATCCTTGGGGTAGCTGGGGTGATGAAAACTACTGTGATACAGTGTTTATTATTCACGGCAATGATAAAATTGTTCCTCCATTCGGCGAGTATGCGTACTACGAAGAAGTTAAAGAAGTAGCATGACACTAAAAGCAGGCAAAGCCAATCCTTTAAATTATTTCAATTTGCGGAGGGTTGATTTTGCCTGTCCCCATTTTAAATACACAATTATTGACCGATATAATCCCACGTTAATCAAATCTTTAGATGCGTGGATCAGTAAGAACTTAAATAATCGGTACTACATAGGACAGGGCATTGGGCTCGATAGTTCAAATACTATTGTATATAATACACGAATTGGCTTTGAAAGTGAAAAAGAACTAAGTTTTTTCACGATTGCTTGTCCGATTTTATAAACAAGATAATTAATATTAGTACTTTTCAAAGGAGATACACATGACTGATACTGTACAAGATACACAAGAACAAGCGCCTGCACAGGATGCACAACAACAAGATCAAGCAAATGATTTAACTATCAATGACTTGGCCGCAATGAAAAACATTATTGATTTGGGCAGCCAACGCGGTGCATTCAAACCAAACGAAATGGTCGCAGTTGGTACGATTTACAATAAACTAACAAACTTTTTAGAGCAAGTACAAAAGCAAGCCGAAGCTCAAAAAGCACAAGGATAATATTATGGCCGAACTTAAACACGTAGGCAGAGTTGCTACTACAAAGAAAAAATGTATTATAGTATATCGCACATTACCAGGTGATGCACATAATTGTTTAATCGTACCAACTGAAAATTTGCCCGATGCATATCACGATGCAATTATTAATTTGGTAGAAAGCAATGCTGGCCAAGATGCTTACGAGTTTGCCGAAGTTATGGCTCGTTCAACTTTTCCAGATGGTAGCACAATGTTATCTGCTTTGCATGCACAAGGCCGATTAATTAAAGTTGGCACTAGCGATATTGAAATGACTCCGACTAACTCTAATACTATTATATTATCCGAGTTGAATCAAATTATTGCCGAGCAACGAGGTGTAGCTGTAGACGAATTGTCGTTGAAGTCAAACACTCCAGAAATCAAAAAGGCTGAGACCGTACCGGTTACAGAAACTGTCGCTCCAACTGTGACTGCTACAGTGCCATCAACTCCGGAAGCTCAAGCAAAACAATTTCGAAGTGAAGCAGATCGTCTAAGCAAGCAAGCGGCTGAATTGCGTCGTCAAGCAGAAGCATTAGTTCCAACTACAAAGAAAACTAAGGTAACTACTGAATCGTGACATCAACGGGAAAAGTACTTCCCAAAGATGTCATAGCAAATTGGCCTGAAGTTTTCGGGGATATTAAACTAAATGTGATGCCTCTTGGCTACGTACATGCAGTATTGATCAATTTTAGAAATGGTAAAACTTGGGAAATAAAAATAACAAGTCAGGTTAAAAAAGACGGATGGAGTGCCTTTGAAAAGAATCTATCCGAAATGGTTAAACGCTACGAGAGTGAAATTGTGGATGTCGATTTTAAACTAGATACGCACAAGGTTAAAAAAGACATTGAACATAGCACTCAAAAATTTCTCAAGAAAAAGAAGTTATAAATAATGAATGTTCAGTTACTTAGCTACAGTCAACCCACACCAGAATTTGCAAATTTGGGCATCAAAGATGCGCAGGAACTCATTGCGTATTGCGCCCGTGTGTCCAATCCAAGTAATCAACTCAACACAGACACATCCGAAAAACTCATCCGATACCTCATCAAACACCAGCACTGGTCACCACTCGAAATGGTCTCAGCCTGCATCGAAATTACTACAACCCGAGATATTGCCCGTCAAATCTTGCGACACAGAAGTTTTAGTTTCCAAGAGTTCAGTCAGCGATATGCTGACCCTACTAAAGACTTGTCGTTTGTACGTAGAGATGCACGAAAGCAAGATACAAAGAACAGACAAAACTCAATTGAATTAGACATTCAAAATGATGATGCTGATCGGTTCCTTGCTTATCAGTGGGAACAGATGCAAAATAAAGTTATTGAAACAGCCCAAAATGCTTATACATGGGCTATTGAAAAAGGCATCGCTAAAGAACAAGCCCGAGCTGTACTACCCGAAGGACTTACAGAAAGCCGTTTATATATGAATGGCACATTACGTAGCTGGATTCATTTTATTGAATTACGTAGTGCCAATGGCACACAGAAAGAGCATCAAGAAGTTGCAATTGCCTGTGCTCGAGTGATAGCTGAAATCTTTCCTTTAACAAACGATCTTATTTAAAAGACTCTGGCGGGAATTGTGCAATATGCGCATTGAACTGATGTTCTAGCCATTCAAAATCATTAATCTTAGACAGTGCTTCTGGGTCATCTTTATACGTTGAGCCATACCATTCTCCTGCGCTTGCGCCGCCCCTAGAATACTCTGCGAACGGGGCTTTGCTATGATTGAATCTCCAGATTTTTAAACGCTCAGTAGTTTCCGCATCTAATTGTCCAGTAATACTCTTGCTGGACAATTTAACACATTCTCTAAAACTACTACGCCATGTACATAACGGATCAATATTAAATTCTGTTATGTTACTAATTTTATTAAATGATTTAAATTTCTTGCTGATACTAGTAGTCATATCAACATTAGATGTGTTCATATCAATAGTCATTTGCTTGGGCAATAATTTAACTCCACCATACCCATATTCTAATCCGTTGATAGGGTTTACTGATCTCCAAACATACACAGTATCTTCTTCGTCTTTTTCTAATTTTAAATCAAATTTAAAGCTAGGTAATATACTGGCATCTGCATCAACTACATAAAACATATTAGTATTTGATTTTTTAGCGGCTTCAATATGAGCTTGATGTATACCTTTAATATTTTGAACTCTAAAAATTCTATTATAAGTATGATTCTTTAATAACAGTATGTATTGATCCGTAGCTTTAGGCTCATTATAACTTATAAATGCAATATCATACATTGTGTTTTTTCCTTGTAATACGGGGACTATTGTTAAAAACTCGTTTAAAAAATTTACTTCCGGCAGCATCAATATCTGTAATTTCTAAATTACATTCATGTTTAAGAGTTTCACCTAATCCCATAATTTCATAAGATAACATTTCTTCAGTAATTTTACTGTATTTTTCTTCCCACTGTTGTGTTAGATATTCAAAATCACGAACATTGGTATAGTCCCAATCAGTACAATTGGTCAAGTATGCTCCCTCTCTTGCACCATAAATGCTCCAATCACCGTTAGGAACATCTGCACCAATGTTACACCATACTAACAATCTGTCATAGTTTTGCCACCAAATACTTTTAAGATCTTTTACTTTAGCACCTTGGTCTAAACTCATTTTAACACCTTCCCGAAATCCTGCTCTAAAGGCTTGAAACGGACTTGCATTGGTAAAGCTCTCACTATAATTTTCGTTAAACTGATAGTATTTGTTATCAAAACAAAATTCTACTAATCCTTTAGTATCTGTAGGATCTGAATTTTCATGTGTTTTCATTTTGTTAACAAACTGACGTGTCCACATTTTGAGCCCGCCATTTCCGTACATAAGATTGTTTACATGAACATTGCCGCACCAGCTGAATACGTGGTCGGGTGTAAGACCTAATTCATCTAAATCTATTTCAACTTCTAAAAATTTAGGGTCAACAATGTTATCACCGTCTACTGTAATAAAATATTCTGTTTCGCTTAGTTTTGCACAGGCCTTGTGTGCGGCATCGCTACCTTTAACACCATGCACACGTTTGGCCCAAGGAACCTTTGCTAACAAATCTGCATAATTTTTTTCAGCGTTTGGTTCGTCGTAACTTAAAAATACGATGTCTTGATCTATAATTTTTATTTTTTTATTTTCCATATTTTCAATCCATAACTATCAAATACTGTTCTAGAACTGATCGATATTTGATCTATTTTTGATTCTAAATTAAATTCAAACGGCACAATAACCTTGTCTACTATTAGTAGTTTTAGTTCAATTTCTATAGTTCTTATTAAGAAATCAAAATCGTTTTGCAATGTAATAAAAAATTTAACTATAGGTGTAGTTATTTTTTTATCGTAATAACGTTGTCTTGCATTATCTGAAATTATAAAAATCCAATGCTTTTTGTACTCATCCCAATGCACAACTAAATCTGTAGATTTAGTCGGGGGATCTATAATCCATTCAAACATGTTATTTCTAAATGTGTGTCCTTGAAATACTTTTTGTATTAATTCTACTCCGTTTTTAGTGTTAATAACTGACCAATCTTTAAAATGCTCTCGGCCTGTAATAAATGCTTCGTACTGTTCATAAGAAACAATTATGTTA